ATAACGTATTCGACGTTTATCCTTGGCTTCAGTCTTATCTCGGCGCTTATTGTTTGGGCGGCAGTGGCTCGTATTCTCTCCGCGTTGTGAGGGGTTGAGATGGCAGGCGCACTCGACAGTCTGTTTAAGAGCGTTGCTAAGTCGGTTGTTGCCGACCTAGGCAAGTCGTTTGACCACACAATCACGTACACCCGCAAAGCATCTCCGACGTACGACACCAGCACTGGAGCGCTGACGACGACTGATACGGCTTACTCGTTTGACGCACCGATTGAATTTGTTGATTCGGAGGAGGAAGAAGGCCGCGAAGAGCGCAAAGCCAAGCTCTACATCACCCCAGATCTGATCGGGGACAATCAACCCACCTTCGAAGACACGATCACTTTGAAGTACGCCGGGTCTAACCGCGTTGCCCAGATCACAGACATCCGCACTTTCAAGGGCGATCAGGAGTACTTTTTCACCATTCAAGTGAGGTTCTGATGGCTAAGAAAAAAGGTCTTGGCCAAATTGTCACTGACCTGGAACGTCAGATAAACGACGACTACAACGCTCTGATTCAGCTGACTGTTGAAGGTTTGGGCACGGAAGAGAACAGCCCAGTCGATACAGGGTTCTTTGCCTCAAGTTGGAAAGCATCGACTCAAAAAGTCCGCGCTGAAGACAAGCGCGAGGATCATGCTCCATGGTCAAAGATTTACGAAACCCGCCAGCCAGGTGGGGAAACCAGCTGGAGCAGTATTGGCAACCAGTGGGTTCATACAGATAAGAAGCCTGCTCAAAGCCGTGTCAAACCTCGCTTTGAGGTTCCTGAGTTCAACTTCAAGCGCCAGCCCACGGTCTACATCGGCAACACTGCTGAGTATGCGGGTTATGCCCTTGAGTCCCCAAAAGTGGCAAACTTTATCCAGGGTGAAATGCGTTCTTTGGTCCAGCAGACCTT